TGACTGTCTGTTTCACGGGGGTACTTTAAGTTGGCTCACCAGTGTGTCTACGTGTCCACCGGTAGCAACCGAACGCAGTGAGGGCGGTAGAACCTATGTGCTGAACATTAGACAGTCTGGTCTAAGTCCCCCCACGGTTAAGAACATTCTTGTTCAAGGTCGCCGTGACCAGTTTCTAGCCGACACCTTTAATATTTCTAGCTGCTTGTTTCTCTTACGCAACAGGGCAAGGTCGAGCCGTGGATACTTGTTGGTTGCAGGAAACATCTACCCAGGTTTCCCTGTTTACGTCCCGCACCATGCAACCGGTGTACAACCTGTGCTTGCCTTCACTGTCATCCCGACGTTAAGGTCTTGTTGAATTACGTGCATCGTACCACACCTATGATATTGTTTCAAACATCTAATGGGAACTAAACGTGTAGTTAGTGAAGCAGACAAAGCCCGTTTTTGGCAGGCCCGCGCATCCGGCATGACATTGACTGAAGCGGCACGTATCGCAGGGATACACGTAAACACTGCATCCAAATGGGAGATACGCAAAAAGAGTGCTATGGCAGAACTAGCTGTAGCCCGCGCAGAAGAATCAGCATCAAAACGCAAAGACGGTGGAGTACAGGCCCGTGCCATGCGGATACTAGATGTTGCTTCCGAACTGCCTCCTGCGATACCTAAAGACAGGTTGTGTCCTGAAGCGCAAAGGGGTTTACAAGATTTTGATTTCTTCAGGTCATACTATTTGGGGCGTGTACCTTCACCATGGCAAGTTGAGGCTGCATACAAAATTGTGCAGTATTTAGAATCGGAAGAAAAAGAGTTCCTGGTATTGAATGTTGCGCCAGGTGCAGGCAAGTCAACTTTGTTTCATGATGTTGCGGTGTGGTGTATCGTCCGGAACCGTGCCATCCGAGTGTTGTACGGGAGTATCTCACAGAACTTGGCGAAGATGTATTCGAGGCGTATCCGTGACACCCTTGAACGCCCTACCGCACTTGAGCCTGACCCTGAACTGGTAAAGAAAGGGCTGGCGGTTAACGCTAAAGGCTGCCTGAGTATTGACTATGGGCGGTTTAAACCTGCTTCACAAACAGCTTTGTGGCGAGCCGACGAGTTTATTGTTGAACAAGAGATAACAGGCAACACCGACAACAAGGAACCGACTGTTCGTGCGTATGGTATTGACGCAGAGTTCATTGGTCACCGTGCCGATTTGTGTCTTTTTGATGACGTTGCTTCCCCTGAGAACGCCCGTGAATCGACTGCCCGAGACAAACTGTTGGAACGATGGGACTCTATGGCCGAGGCACGTGTAGACCCAGGCGGTTTGTTGGCTGTTATCGGACAGAAGTTGGGACCAGGGGATTTGTACGCGCATTGTCTATCCAAAGTCTCGTACGATGACGATGATTACGAGTATGACGGGTCGAATATTGAGAACCCTGAAGATGTTGGTGATGAGCCACAGAAATCTTCTAAATATCATCACATAATCTATAAGGCTTACTATCCTGAACTGGATACTGGTAAAGAATCTAGGTCTAACAAGGCTTTGCCGTACCCGAACGGGCCTTTATTGGACCCTGTGCGGTTGTCTTGGAAAGATTTGTCGTACATCAGATACTCTAACCCGACCACTTTTAAGGTTGTTTACCAGCAAGAGGACGCTGGGGATGAGGCATATCTTGTTTCCCGTACTATGTTGACGGGCGGGATGGGTGTTGACGGGGTGTTGTATCAGGGTTGTATAGATAATGACCGTATGCCAGGGCATATCCCTTACGGTTTGGCTCCACCAATAGTTTCTATCGTGGCCGTTGACCCTTCCCCGACACAGTTTTGGGCTTTGACATGGATTTTGTATCAGCCCGAAACGAACCTTTACCATGTGGTTGACGTTGAGCGTGTCAAACTGACCGCTGAGGACTTGTTGGGGTATAACACTATGACTGGTGAGTATTCGGGGATGATGGAGGAGTGGCAGAACCGCTCGATGGCGTTGGGTTACCCTATATCGCATTGGGTTGTGGAGATTAACGCTGCCCAAAGGTTCTTGTTGGCGCACGATTTTGTTCGCAAATGGCAGTCACGCCAGATGGTGAATATTGTTCCGCACACGACTAGCCGAAACAAGCTTGACGAGAACCTGGGTGTGGAAGCTTTGTTGCCGGCAATTATTCGTACGGGGGCTTTAAGGTTTCCGTCGATGCGTGGCAACTGGAAAACGATGGCTGCTGTGGACGAGTTGTGTAAGTGGACTCGTGACAAGAAGAACGGCACGGACATTGTGATGAGTTTGTGGATGGCGGTGTTGAATCTGCCTAACCTCACGAAAGCGAAGGCTCCTCCCCGCCAGTGGCGGCCTTCTTGGATGTTGGACAGATAGTTATGTTATTGTTATGTCACCTAATCTTTGAGGAGTATCATGGCCGCCGCTAAAAAGAAATCACAATCAAGTGCAGCACAAGTTCGCATGGCTGACGAGAAAGCCACAAAAAAATCTAAAATTGATACTGTTCGCACACCAGGGAATAGTAAGGGTGGCGTTACGAAAATTGGTACAATCGACAATAAGTACAATCTTTCTGCAAAAGAACTTGGCGTACCATCCAGTAAAGGTGGGGGTAGGCCAGTAAAATCTATTTACACAACAAATGTTCCTTCTAAAAACAAAATTATAAAAGGTTTTCCTGCCGGAACTAGAAGTGGCGTTGTTGTTTATTCGCTTCCTAAACGTGGTGAAACGGGTCGCCAGTCTTACTCTGTAAAAATCAATACTAAAAAGAAATAAATGATTACACCAGAACAGATAGTTGAACTATACAAAGAGCGTCTAGACGCACAAGGGCCAGTTCTTCAACAAATGCGTGATGTACGCAGGTTGGCTAACGGCGACATTGTTGTGCCGTTAAACGAACTAGATAGGAACACTAAATCTTCTGTAGCGAACCTTCTTGTACAGGGTTTAGACCAAATGAGTATGCGCATAGCTTCTACTATGCCGACACCGTATTTTCCTGCGTTGCGTGAAGGCAACGACAGGTCTATGAAACTTTCTCGTGACCGCAACCGTGCCATGACAGCTATTTGGGATGCGAACCGCATGAACCAAAAGATGCGTCGACGAGCCAGGCATCTTCTCGCATATTCTTCTAGTCCCGTTTTCATTAAACCAAACTTTGATAAACGTCTACCCGAATGGCATTTGCGCAACCCGTTAGACACTTTCGCTGCACCATCCGCAGACCCCGACAACCCTGTACCCGATAACTGCATTTTCACGTACAACCGTACGTACCGCTGGTTAACACAAAACTATGGTTACGCTATCGACGGTGTACTCAATGTCGGCAACCCGTCGTGGGACGACATGTTTACTATTCTTGAATATGTTTGCGACAACGAGATAGTTACTTGCGTTCTTGGGACAGAGAAAGCCCGTGACACCCAAACCGGTCAGAGTTATAGTGGTGCGCGTGTAGTAGAACTAACCCGCATGGTTAACCGTACAGGTATGCCATTAGTGGTGATGCCTTCCCGTGTCACGCTAGACAAACCCCGTGGACAGTTCGATGGGCTGCTCGGCATGTATTACACCCGCGCACGTTTACAGGCACTCACCGAGATTGCTATTGAGCGAGGCATTTTTCCTGACGAATATTTGGTGTCACGCCCAGGTGAGAACCCTGAAATCTTGCAGGTTGCCGACGGCAAAACAGGACAGTTAGGTGTCGTCAAGGGTGGCGACATTCAGCAGTTGCAAACAAACCCTGGCTACAAAACCGATGTTGCGTTAGACCGTATCGAGCGTCAAGAACGTTTAGAGGGTGCTATCCCTGCCGAGTTTGGTGGGGAGTCGGGAACAAACATTCGAACAGGCCGCCGTGGCGAATCCGTGTTGTCTGCCACAGTTGACTTCCGTGTACAGGAAGCACAAGACACGTTCGCTTCATGTCTTGTTGAGGAAGATAAGATTGCGATAGCGATAGAAAAAACGTATTACGGCAATAGCCCTAAATCTTTTTATATCCCTGGACGCAAAGGTGGGATAGTTGACTACACACCGAACAAGTTGTGGGAAACAGATTTCCATTATGTTGCCTATTCTGCTTCTGGTAGCGACGTTAACAGTCTTATCGTTGGTTTAGGTCAGCGTTTGGGTACAGGGTTGATGTCTAAAGAAACTGCCCGTGAATCTGACCCGTTGATTGTTGACCCTGAGTTGGAGAAGGACCGTATTGTTGCGGAAGGTATTGAGGCTGCGTTGTTGCAATCCATCCAGTCGCAAGCTGCCGACCCTAACGGCCCTTATCAACCTGACGATTTGGCGTATATCGCTATGCAAGTGCAGTCGAACAAGATGAGTTTGGCTGAGGCTATTCAGGCTGCACAGAAACGTGCGCAAGCACGACAAGCTGCTGAAGCACCACAGGGTTCTCCTGAAACTATGCCTGGTTTAGCGATGCCTGGTATGGGTGCTGAACAACCTGCCGCACCTTCAGGCCCACCTAATCCACAAGCCTTGTTGCAAGCGTTGCAAGCGGGTGGTGGTGCTGGTGCTGCTGCTCCTCCTGGTACTGCCGGTTCCGTTTTGAGTCTTGCTTCAAGGTTGGGTTAAATGGCTAAACAGTATTCGAACAGAACAGATTTGCAGAATCCTGCCAAGAAGATGGCTGTGACTGCTGCTAAAGGTCAGACGTATGGTGAGGCTGGTAAACAGATGGCTGCGCAACGTGCCGTACCGATGGCTGCCCCTGCGTCGGTTCCTGCTCCTCGTCCACGTAATGCTGTTGCACCAGGTTCTATGGGTGCTTTCAACCGTGACACTGATGCTCCTGATGAGCCTGTTACTGCTGGTGCGAATGTTGGTCCTGGACCTAACGCTTTTCAAGCAGGAATCATGGCTCCACCAATGGCAGGTAATCCTGTTTTGCAGGAACTTATTGTGTTGAACCAGTTGTACCCTAGTGACGATTTAAAAAACCTTATATCAGTTTTAACAGACAGGGTTTAGCATGTCTCCAAGACTTAGTGTTGAAGAAGAACAGCTAGTTTTTGCGGGCATCAAAAGGGAAGCAGAAAATTTAAACAAGATTTTGTTGACTGCCCAAAAGTCTACCGCTGACCGTATTAATCAGTTACATCGTCAGTACCCTGCGTTGCCTGGTGGGATTGTGTTGGCTTTAGCAAAAAACAATACGCCCGATGCCGTTATTCAACAGATTGCTCAAGAGACCGCTTTGGCGGCGAACGAGAACCCTGAAAAAATGAATGGTCAACCTAATGGCAACTGGCTTACAGGTTTAGGTAACGTTGTTAAAACTGTTGGTGGTGCAGTCAAAAGTGTTGGTAGTGCTGTTACGCCCGATTTTGTTGGGACTGGTGTACGAGCTGTCGGTGGGGCTATAGATACTGTTGCTACCCCAGTCTTACGGACTGTTGGTTCTGTTTCTAGTGAAACAGGTTTGACAGATGCGCTACAAAAAACTTCCCGTGTGGCTTTTGCTGCTGGTAGTACTGCTGGCGAGTTAGTTCAAAACCAAGCGGCAAGACTTTTAGAAGAAGGCCCGAAATCAATATTCACAATTATCCCCGAAGTATTTGAGGGCGGTAAAAATTCTTTTATTGGTTCAACAACTCTTTCCACTCTTATAGATAATTGGGATACAGAAAAAAACAAAAAAGGTTATTTCCCTAGTAAAGAAATTACTGGTGAGCAAGCGTTACGCGCTAGGGCTTATCGTGGTGTAACCGATGGTGGTGCAGCCAACAGTCTTGGCCGTGGTTTAGCGGGCGTTGCGTTCAAAGAGGACAGCACCGCATACAACTTTATTTCAGGGATAATAGATGGTTTCGTTGCAGTAAAAACACCAATGGTCCCAGGGCTTAAAGCCGGTGGTTCAAAAATAAGTGAACTAGCGGAAGCCCCAGGTGCAGGGAAAGTTTTAGAAAAACTTGGTGCAGTAGCAGACACTTTGCAGGGTCGTGGCGTAAAAATCAAAGTATCCGATTTGACTGGTGACGAGTTGCGTGAAGCATACCGTTTAGCAGGAATATCGGGTGGGATAGTTGACCCTGCGGAAGCCAACAAGTTTCTTGGTACACGTGGCGGTAGACGACTTGTTGAACGTTTACTTGAAGCCAATACAACAGATGATGTTCGCAACATTGTTGGCAAAAAAGTTTATATAGATACCGTTAAAAAGTTGCGTGACGCTAAAACAGAGTTAGATATGCAGGCAGTTTTGGCTGACGTTTTAGGTTTGCCTAGCGTCGGTTTGACTTCTACTGTTGGTGTTAAAGGCGTTAAACCAATCATGTTGTCTAATGCTCGACGCACAGCTTTGCTTGAACTGGCTGATGCTGTTCCTGGTGCTAAAAAGGTTGCACGCGGTTTGAGTGGTCGTGCAGGAATGATTGGTGATATTTCTTCTGAAGCGCCATTAGATGTCCGGCGCGTTATTGACAATATAGATAACTGGTCTAAAAACGTTTTGTTGCCAGAAGAATCTTGGGATGCAGTAAAAGTTTTAGATAACGGTGACGAAATTGTTACAACTTTGCCTGGTCGTCGACAACTTTTGGATATAGCAACTGATGCTTTAACAGGTGATTCTGCTACGCCTACTGCCCGTCGTGCTTTCAAAGAGTTGTGGGAAGAAGTGGTTCCTGCTGCACTTGTCAAAAATGGTGTTGACGACAATATTGTTGAAGCAGTTTTTAAACCTTTTTACGAAACATTGCCTAAACAAAGCCAATGGTCTGTAGGTATTGATGGCAAACCTGATGATGCTGGTCTTTACCATGCGGTGAATGTTGCTGGAGAAAAAGTAACTGACGGTGTTTTTGGTGGCCCGATGCTCCAGTCAGAATTAGCAAATGTGATTATCACGATGCCTGACGCTAAAGAAGTTGCTGCTTTAACCAACAATTTGAACTTTTTGTGGCGCAAAGGTAGCGGTAAATATTTAGGTTTCGGTGACCCTAACCTAGAAAGATTGGCGCAAGCAGGAGAATTACGTTTGCCTGTTGCAGCCGCGTTTTGGTTCCAAAGCCAAATTTGGAGAGCAACAACATTGGCAACAGGAGGTTATGTTGTTCGTAACCTTGCTGAAGCACAAATGCGTATTGCTTTAACAAACGAAAACATTAGTGGTGCTTTCCGTCACCCTTTAGATTGGCTTGGTTGGGCTACCCACAAAAAGGGTGGTTACGACGTTCTTGGTCAAAGTTGGAAAGCTGGACTTGATGAAACCACAGAGTCAATGGAAACTTTCCGTACAGCAATGCAAGTTGAACGTTACGGTGAGTTCGGTGACCCTTCTATTCTCATTCGTCGTACCGAAAGAACAGGCGACTTTGTTCAGGTAGACCGTTCAACTGTTTCACCTAATGCTCAAGCCCGTCAAGCTGCTGGTATGCCTTTAAGCAAAACAGAAAAAATGAACCGGCAACTAATTGTTATGGCGCATGGCGATGAAATAGGTTTCCTAAACGCCGACCCTGTCGCACGTATGGCAGCACGTTTAGGTTCTTCACCTGCTTCAGAGGACGCGATACTTGATTTTATTCGCAACACAAAAGAAGGCCAGGTTTGGTTCAACAAAGTTCAGGACTACCACATCACCGGCAGACCCTTTTTAGATAGGGCTACTGGCAAATGGAGTACAGAATCCGTAGATTTGCGCAATGAACAAAACCTTAGAGCTTATATCCAAGAAATATCTAACCGTGTAGAACTACAAACAGGTGGCGATTCACGTTTGCTCAATGTTGTGTCTGAAGGCAAACTGCCCCCAACAAGTGTTGCTAACGCATCCAATAAGGGTATTAGTGCAAAAGATGTTGGTTCCGAAATACGTATAAACGTTGGTCGCAAAAGCAAGCAGGTGGAACGTGCGCGGGTAGTCTCATATGACCCTGTTACCGATGAAGCCGTAGTCGAATATTTTGCTTTTTACCGTGGTGAAAACACTCAGCAACTACGTAAACTTCTTCAACTAGATGATGTTTTTGATAACCCTAAGTATCCTCAACTTATCCGTAGAGAAGTGCGTGTTGAGACTAAAGCAAAAAAGAATCAACTTGAACAATGGGACAACACAGTAAATAGGGCTTTTGGTTTCTTGTACGGTAAACCTTCACGGTTCCTTGACCGTTCACCTTTGTTCCGCCAGTTCTACTATGAGATGGCTGTAGACAATTTGTTGACATCTTTAGATGATGCTGGTGCGCTGCAACTTTACAACAATGTTCTTGTGTCTGCCAAAAAAACTAAAACTACCCCCGAAAAGTTTTTGGGTGACGCTAAACGTTGGAAAAAAATAGTTGACGCTAAAGACGGCAAAATAGGTCTTAAAGGAACTTTGACTTTAGAAGAAGTTGATTCTTTCGCTAAAGGCGGTTCTTTAGATAAGTTGAAAACAGTTTTGTACGATGCAAGCAGCACAGGCAACTATCTTGATTCTGCCCGTGTAGTTTTCCCGTTTGCACCGGCATGGGCAGAGTTCTACAAGAGCCTTGGAAGAATGTACACAATCCCTACAGCAAGCGGTATGCGGTTGCCAAACATGGGTGCGTTACGTAAAACACAGTTACTTATTGATGGTGGTCGTGAAGCCGACCCTGATGGTGATGGTCGAGGATACTTTTACACTGACCCCGAAACAGGAGAATGGTCTTTCACATATCCAGGTAGCGGTTTAATCGGTAAAGCTTTGAGTGGTTTAAATGTCGGTTTGTCTGGACCTATATCTGGGGCTTTGCAAGGTATCGATTTGGGTCAAGGTTCAACGTTTGGCATGAAACTCCAGCCAGGTTTAGGGCCGTGGGCGAGCATGGCTGCTTCAGCGATTATCCCTGATAAACCTATTTATAAAGATTTGTCTAAATTCTTGTTGCCGTATGGTGAGATTGAGTTGTCGTCAGCTGCGGGTGGACCATTAGGTGCTTTCGGTAAAACAATTTTGCCTGCTTGGGCAACAAAAGCATTGTCCCCGCTGTTTGATAACCCTGAATCAATTACTGCTTACGGTAACGCCGTGTTTGAAACGTTGCAAGTGTTGTTGCAATCAGGAAAATATGACATCAATGACCCTAAACAAATGGCTGATGCGTGGGAAGAATCAAGAGACAAAGGTGGTCATCTGACTTGGATGCGAGCCTTGGGACAATTCTTGGGTCCTTCACGACCAAACCTTGAGTTTAAAACTAAATCTTTGCAAGGTGACGTTTTCATTAACCAGGCTGCTGCTGACCTTCGAATGTTGCAACAAGAAGATTACGACACAGCAACTATGGCGTTTTTTGACATGTACGGAGAAGATTTCTTCCCATATCTTGCCCGCAAAACCACTACACAAGGCTTTGAGGCGTTAGGTGTTTCACCTGAGTTCTCTGAATGGGAACAAAAAAATAGTAGTTTCCTTGAACAGCACCCTTTAGCCGCAGGATATTTTGCGCCGACAAGTAGCACTTTTGACTGGCAGGTTTACACCCAACAGATAGCTACAGGTAAACGTCGTCGTCAAAGCAATAAGGACGCTTTTGATGAAGCACAATATTTCTCTGCTAACGCCCAATATCGGTACAAGCAAAAGCAGTTGGAGCAGGAATACAAAACTAAAGATTTGCCTGCTGAAGCCAAAAACATTTTGGAACAAGTCAAAGAGTCTTTGAAAAAACAGTATCCTGGTTACAGGAACAAAATCTTTTCTGTTAACGAGTTGCAAACAAAATTGGAACAACTACAAAGCGCCGCTTTTGACTCAAAGATGGACGATAACCGTGTTGCGCAGGCTACCCGTTTCTACCTTGATGCTCGCAACAAACGTGCGGCTGTAGCTGCTAGTCGTGGTGCTGAGGGTTTGGGTGCAAAATCAAATAGTGGTTTGGCTGCTCAACTCCGTCAGGTGGCAGAAAACATTATTGTTGAGTACCCCGAATTTAAAGTTTTGTATGAACGAGTATTATCACAGGAGATTGATTAATGTCTGATACACCTACAAGTGGGACTTCAACCACCACAACAACCGTCGCCCCTCCAAAGGGTCTTACTTCAAATAAGTTTGACAATCTTGACGTTAATGCTGCCGTTGATAGTAGCGGTATCAACACGGGTCTGCCTCCTGGCATATCGGGTGGCATATATGACCTTGATGTGTACCCACGGTACGAGTTGAACAGAATGAAACCGTCTGTACGGGCTGACATTTTACAAATTTTGTTTGAACGTGGTCAGTATGGCGGTTCAAAAATGGGCAACGGTATTGATAGTGCCGACGTTTCTGCTTTCAGAGACCTGCTTGCTTGGGCAAACGTACAAAATAAAGATTATGCAGATGCGCTCCAATTATACAAAAACCAATTTCCCGTAAAATCTTCTATTATTGCTGGTTCGGGAATCCGCGCACCGAAACAAGTTTCTAACCCTGATGACTTAAAAGCGGTGTTTAAGAAGGCTTCAATGGATTTGTTGGGTCGAACCGTTGATGACGATGTTGCTAACCAGTTTGTGCAATCATTCCAAAATCAGCAGGTACGGCAACAGACACAGATGGCTACACAGTCTGGTGGGGTTGTTGCCCAAGCACCTGATGCTGGTGTTTCTGCGGAGAAAATGATTGAACAAAAATTTGGGCAAGAAGTTCGTGTGCAGAACGCAGTAAACTTTGGGGGGATTATGGACCAAATGATTAAAGGATTAGCACGATGAGTGATGTCAACACGGGTTCCGCACGGGTAGCTGAAGATATTGCTGTACCGCAAACTGTCGCTAGAAACCAGGCCGTTGCTAACGCTCAAGCGGCTGCTGAAAAGAAACGTGTTGCTGACGAAGCAAAAAAGAAACGTCAGGCTAGACAAGCGGCCAACAAAGCTCAGGCTGCTTTAAATGCTGGCTGGGAACAAACCTTTATTGACCAGTACCCACAATACGGGTGGATGCTCACAGACCTTGACCGCACCAAATACGGTGACGTTTTCAACCTATTCCAAAAAGCAATCGACCCTAAAAGCAAATATACGAACGAACGTTTCCAAGCAGAGTTCGGTGCATCATCATGGTATCGAGAAGTCCAGTCATCCAACAAGGCTTTCGAAATCAAAACCGCTATCGGAACCTTAGATTGGGATGCGTCGTCCTACGGCAAACTATTGTCTAGCGCAGTCAACATGGGCTGGACAGGCGACCAACTTAAACAAGAATCCTATAAACAGTTGTTTGCCAAAAAGGATGACGGTACGTACATTAACCCTGTGGCGGTTGACCAGGTTAAAACGACTTCACCATATTTGACTGCCATGAAAACTGCTAAAGCATTTTTTAGTGTACCCCCGCAGGAACGCATGGAAAAAGTGTTGTCCGGCGAGATAACTAACGAAGATTTTGTGGGTGGGTTACGTGCCACCGCCAAACTCAAATACGCCCATTTGGCTCCAGCTATCGATTCAGGGCAGACGTTAGAAGATTTGACAGGCGACTACCGTACTGTTGCTTCCAAATTGTTGGAGCGCCCTGAGACAGACATTGATATGTCTAACGCCGACTATGAGGTTGCCTTGTCGTATCAGGATGGGTCTACTAAACGGATGATGACTACAGGTGAGTGGCAACGCATGTTGAAAAGCGACAAGAAGTATGGTTGGGAAAAGACTAAACAGGCTGTTGATTTGGGTCGTGAAATTGGTTTGAATATTGTTAAAAGTTTCCAGAGAGGTTTCTAATGGCTGAAACATTGACTAGCACTATCAAAAGCATTTTGGATAGTTTCAAACTTGGCGACACCGCTTTCGTTGACGAGGTTGTTTCTGCGATAACCAATGAAAGGGTTGACCAAAATAGCAGTACCTTTTTGGATGACATCGGTATCTTGCTGTCCGATTCAACGTATCTTAAAACTAGGTTTAGTGCTAACGAGACACGCAAAAAGAACAATCTGCCACCGTTAGCTTTGACCGAAATCCTTGCGTTAGAAAACAGTTACACCACCACGTTGCAGGCTGCTGGTTTGCCAGCAGGTTTCTATGATGACCCCGCCACAGACTTTCAAGGGTTTATTGCCCGCAACACTTCCCCTGCCGAAATTAAACGTCGGGTAGATGAAGGCTATACGGCTGTTAGAAATGCTGACCCTGAAGTGGTTAAACAGTTTAAAGAACTGTACGGCATCACCGAGGGTGAGTTGGCTGCATACTTTTTGGACCCGACCCGTCAAGAGGCTTCGATAACTAAAAGCATGGAGTCGGCACAGATTGCTGCGGAAGGTCGCCGTGCGGCTGGTATCCAGTTGGGTGTCGGCCAAGCTGAAGAACTACAACAAGCAGGTGTGACATCTGCCACAGCACGTAAAGGTTTTGCTGATATCGCTGCGCAACAAGAAGTGTTCAACCCGCTACAAGGCGAAGAAGCCATCACCCAGGCTGAACAGATTGGTGGCACGTTCGGAACCAACACGGCAGCTGCACAACGTATCGCTAAACGTCGTCGCCAACGCAGCGCAGAATTTGAGACAGGCGGCGGTTTCGCTCGCACCAACCAGTTTGCTACAGAAGGTTTACGTACCGTCGGCCAATAGTTTCTAGGTGCTTGCAAAAGTTTGCAGACACATATTATAGTTACTGACGTAAGCCGAGTGCTGAAACCTGTC